CTCTCTAAGGTTTGGGACTATATGTAGGTAACTTATTATATGCATTATTAGTAAACTGATTTGTAGGATTATATGTCGAATAATTTTTATTTGGAGGTTCACATACATTTGTTGTAGGATTTGTACAAACATAACCATTATTTGTTGTTCCAGGTTTTTGACATACATTTAGACTTTTTTGGTTATGATCAACATTATTCTGTGCATCTTCAACTATTTGTGGGAGATTTGGTTCATCTACTGTTGATAAATCTCCTTTAAAGAACGTAGAAGTAGAATTGTACCTAACTAACGTTAATCTTTGTTTAAAACCAGATGTATCCATTGTGTCACTTACTTCTTTAATCCAATACAATCCAGAAGACCAGTGTTTTCTACCACCTTTTACAAAGTTGTTTACTCTTACATATTTATTTGGTTGTATTCTAACATCTCCATACATTACTAAATCAGCATTTATAATAGAGTTAGCTAAATTTACTGTTTTATTCTCGGCTTGTGCTGCAGCATTAGCAGAACTAGTTGTATTAGAATTATTAATATAAGTTGCCCAATTCGAACTAAAGGAAATTTCATCTGTTGCACTTTTGATATCTTTCTTACCATTGATATAAGTAATTAAATCCTTAAGTGAATATGGATTATAACCTAAATATTGATATTCTTGTTCGTTAAAATATCTTAAAGCTCTACTTTTCCACCTATAAGATGTACCCCAATCTGTTGGGTCTGACTCTGGATGCCATCCAGATCCATATCCAATTCCGGATAAATCCATACTACTATCTATTGCATTTATATTTTTAACATTTGATTCATCTAGAAGAGTAAGAATAGGAGACTCATAGGCTCTCATTTTATTAAGTGTAGTTGTTTGTACAGATTCTGTTAAACCAGTATCACTATTAATTCCAGTTATTACATCATGCTCTCCAGCCATTAGATAAGAACCCTTAGTCTTAATACTAAAAGATATTACTGGACTATTAGGCTGGTTATAACCTAACCTTACATCTATCGCACCTGTACCATCAGTTGTGAATGGTTCAAAGAAGAACTTACCATTTCTATCAAAATAAGCCACAAAGTTTCCTTTAGAACCATCAGCTGTTGTAGCAAGAGGACATAAGTCTTCAGTTATATATTGAAAGGCAGTTTTACCGTTAATTACCCATGCATCACTACCTGGATCTTGTCCTGCAGTAGCAACTATTTTTCCTATAGACCATCCTTCTAGCTTTGCTAACTTATACACTATTTCATGAATATAAACTAGCCCATTTGATACCATTAAACCAGCTTGAAATGAGTTTCTTCTATATTTTGATTGTTGTTCAGCTATCAGTCTCTGGTCAGGAGTCATATCATTATACCATCCTATATGTAAGTATATGTCCTCATAATTACTATCTTCATATGGATATCCACCTACCCAAATCCATGAATTACCATTAGCATCGTTCATTGCTCCTACTACACATGGATTACCTTTCTTATCCCTTACATCTACAGACAAGTTTAAATCATTAATAGGCTCCAATCTTGCAGTACCATAAATTCTGTAATAGTAACCATTGGCACTAAAGTTTTCTTTATCCTTCTCATATGCTTCAGCAGACTTTTCGGGTTCATCTGATTGTACAACTTCACATCCCCACCATTTAGTTAAAACATAAGGGCATAATCTTTGGTTATCAAAATCATAAACTAATCCATAACATCTCAAATCATTGCACAACGTATCTGTAAAATTCTCTTCTGGCTCTCCAGGATATTGAAACGATAAACAAGCATGATCTTCTATATTTCCTTTTCCATCCCATTTTACAAATAAATCTGGCATAGGCACACTTATTGACCCACCATTAGGGTGCTTAATATTTACATATACAACATTTTCTAGTACTTCGATATAATCTTTAACTGTTTTATTTTTAACTTCAGCTTTGTATTTTTTAATAGCAGCTCTTAACTGTGCATCTGGCAACTCTTGATTGTCTCCTATAATAGAAGCCGAAGTTGACCATTCTATCCACTCTTGAATATTTTTAGCATTAAATAATGTCTTTTCCTTTGCTAGATTTTCTAGTCCTGAATCTGCTATATGTGCAACAGGCCAACCTTTCTTAGTATCTTTTCTCTTTGCAAAATAGTTTCTAAAATCGAGTCTATATTTATATCCTGATACACTTTTAATACTCTTCGTAGCACCAGAAAATGATAAATAACCTGTTAAATCTAACTTATAGATATTTCCCATAAACGTGTGACTATAATCAGTTATGTATCCAGACATTCTTACTAACTTTTCTGGTTCAAATTTGTTACCATAAATTATGTCTATACTTCTATCTGCATTATTCCATGATAATACTTTATCTATTTCATAGGTATCATTTGACCCATTATCTATAATTGAAAGGGAGAACTTATTAATTACGTCTCCCACTTTACGATCTACTTGTAATGCTATACCGCCACCATCTTCAAATGTCGAACCTTCACGTTGTAAAGTTCTACCAGCTATTCTAATTATAAACTGTGCTGAGTTCTTTCTAGGATCTTCTATTACAGGATTAAGATTAGACATTTACAACACCTCCAACTACTTTTTGAGTTTCTAGTATTGAAAGTGACACTGTTGCATTGTCTGGTGAACCTCCTCTTACAGTTCCTCCCCAAGATATTGTAACACTCTGACATATTCCTATAATATGAATACCAGGCATGTAAAACTCACACTCTGGAGGTTTAATATAATCCCCATCAATTCTAGGATATACCAATTGCTTTAATGCAGTACAATAACTTTTAACATTTGAGAATGCAGCTGGCAAGTAGTCTTGATATACTTTAAATCCTATACTTATCTGCCTTGCACCAGTTCCTGTATATACAATAACTGGTTGAGGAGCTCCAATTGGAGATTCATTTGACATTATTGCTGATATAGATTCATCTACACTATCTGGAGTAGATGCGAGATCTATTGTAACATTGTTCAATAGATCTCTAACATATCCAGTAAATTGTTTTTTAGTTATTGTATTTGGAACTATAGATCTCTTATTTCTTTTAGGCATCTTTCTATCAGAAACAGGAAGATAGTTATAGTCTGTAGTATACCATCCCTTTTTACCAACATTATCAGTTGTAATTCTTAACCATTCTTCATACGTCATAGGATTTGCATAACTTAAATCATTTGACGTATAATTATCATCCCACCATTTAGTTGCCATAATATTCCTCCTAAATTAATTCTAATAACTTATTTTACCTATAGGTCTAGTTGAAAGAGCATCAATAATCTTTTGTTGTTCATTTTGTCTAGCTGCTATTTCTAAGATTGTATTATTTAATTTTTCTATTCCTCCAAGAACCTTTGAATCATCATAAGGTGCAGCACCGGTTGCTCCAACTGAAGCCATTGCATTAGCATCAAATCTCTTTAATACTTGTGCGTGACTATCAGCTACAGCCTTAGACTTTTTCATTCCTCCAGAAGTTGATTTAGAACCTGATTTTGCAAACTTCATAGTTCCTTGTGCACCAAATATAGCAGCAGTAACATAATTTGTTGGGTTTATGTAACTACCATTCTTTAGTACAGCAAAGTGTAAGTGTGTTCCTGCAGTAGGGTTTTTAGCACTAGGTGCTGGATAAACAGAACCTGTATTTCCTACATAACCTATTGTATCTCCAGCATTAACTTCTTGACCAACTCTAGCATCAGAGCCAGCTAAGTGCCAATAACGATAAGTTAATTTATTCTCTGGATTATAAACGTCTACATAGTTTGCTATTCCAGTACCATCATTCCATGTATGACCAGTTCTTACAGCAACAACTCTACCAGCAGTTGCTGAACCTATAGCACTTCCGAACGGTCTACCAGCAAAGTCGATACCATTGTGCTGTGGACTAGATTTTCCAGTAGATGTGTTCAACACTTCACGTCCACCATAATCTGATGTCTTAACCCACGGACTTATATCTACTCCACCAAACATACCACCTTTAGCATCCATATTTGCATTACCCATTGCTGGAGGTGTAGCTACACCTATTCCTTCAGATGCATTACCAAATGCAGATAACGTATAATAACGATTTCTTTCAGCATATCCTCCAACAGCAGTATTCTTGGCAGTCATTGCAGTTGCTGCATCAATAGCAGCTAAGTGTTCTAATTGTTCCTTCTGTCTCTTAGCCTCTTCTCTAGCTTTTCTTTCGGCTTCTCTTCGTTCTTGTTCTTCTTTCTCTTTTCTTTTACTGTCTTTAAATAGACCTCCTATAAGTCCAACAACACCACCTACAGCTGCACCAATAGCTGTACCAACTCCTGGTACTACAGACCCAATCAATGCACCCTTAGCAGCTCCAGACAATGCTCCTCCACCAATATTCTTTACAGAAGCAGCAGTATCTTCTGACATACCTAGACCTTTCATAGCTTTACCAGTTAAACCATTATATGCGTTTTGTTTAGTGGCTACACTAGTTCCGGAAACAGCACCCATAACACCAAATCCGAAACGTCCCCATCCATCAGGGCCTCCTTTTCTAGTACTCAATTGGTCAGCCATCTTTGTTGCTCCACCAAAGGCATCAGCAGCAGTCCATAACAATCCTCCTGCTACACCTGCTTTTTGTAAAAGACCGTTACCTAATCCAGTCTTTAGACTTACTCCCATAGAGCCACCCATAGTTGAGCCAGCACCAAATAATGAACTAAGTCCACTACCGATACTAGAGAATAGTCCTTTTATTCCGGAACCAAGACTACTTAATGCAGTCTTAATTCCACCAAATCCCTTACTAAGGGCACTAGTAATTGTCTTTAACCACTTACCACCTTTAAACCAAGAAATAATATTTAAAATGTTAATACCAAATCCAAGTATCTTAGCAAGTATTCCTCCCCAAGATGCTATCTTTCTAAGTAATGACCAGTCAAACTTTAACAATTCAGCAGATAATTGATTTTGTAATTTTTCTTCATCTGTTAATGTATCTGCTATCATCTTAGCCGCATCATTAATTATTTCCTCTGATGATTTTCCTTTATCTTCTTCCTCTTGAGTTTCCAACTTTTCATTTGATTTTTGTAATGCGTCTGGGTTCTTTTGCATTTGATAGAACAACTTAAGGATATCACCATTAACTCCCATACTTTGTGCTTCTTCAACTACAGATTTAGCACCTACATAATCTTTATTCTCTACAAATCTACCATATGTCTCTGCCATAGATTTAACAGCACCATTGGAATCCTTAAATGCTTCAAGTAACTCTTTAACATCTCCGGTTTCCATAAACTTGTCGTATACTTTATTATAGTCACTACCAAATAATGTTGCAGCAGTTGTATTATCAGAAGATATTCCTTTAATCAATGCATCAACACCACTAGCACCAACACCTTTATAGGCATCCTCATAAACAGCAGACTGTTTTGCAAATGACTCTGTGAAATTCGCAAGTGCTTCACCGTCAAGACCTAACAAACTTAGAGTATCTGCATTTTCTATAGCTGCTTGATTTATCGCTTCTAATTGTTCCTTTGATATATTTAATTGAGAACGCAATAACTGGGCTGTAGTAGCAGTTTGTCTTTCAATTAAATTTTCTACACCAGAACGTCTTTGTAACTTATATAAAGACTCTTGGGTTTCTGCAGACATTCCTAAGTATTTATTTCCAAAAGCTATTGCAGATACCATCTTTTCAGCGGTTTCAGTATCTTTTACACCCATATCAGTTAGCTGTTGTAGATACTTAGTTATATCTTGGGCTCCAAATATAGAACCCCAATCACCATCCATACCAAAATCTGTTAAATTATCTACAACACTATTCTTATATTTCTCAAACTCTTTCTCACTAATTTGGAAGTTTTTCATAGTGCTTTCCATGATAGACCAAGTTTTAGTTAATTCAGCTCCACCATTAGCTAACTTATCTAGGTTGATCATATTTATAGTGCTTTCGATAGCATTTTTAATACTTACCAATGCACTAGATGTTGATTTTAGCATATCCTTATTTGCAGTATCTACTGTACCAGTATACTCATCAGCATCTCTTTTAATCATGGCCTTTTCTATCTTTGCATTAGCTTGTTTCTTGGCTATTGCTTTGTCCAGCCTCTTAATCTCATCGTCTATATTCTTTGATGTTAAAGCGCCATTGCGCCTTATTTTCTTCTCAATTTCATCTAGCTCTATCTCTTCGTCAATATAAGCATTTTGTAAATCTCTATTTAACTCAATAACATCAAGTATATTTGCTTGAGAATCTTGTCCTAGTAAATTTTCTCTCTCTTTAAGCAAATTTATTTTTTTATGCACACCTTCAAGCATCGCTTGAGATTTTGCATAAGCTTTACTATCCTTATTTAACTTAGCTTGAGTAGTTGCTATTCTATCCATTATGGACTCAAGATTTTTAGCTAACTCAACATTCTCGTTAGTTAACGTTTGTTGTAATTGCTTGGTCTTTTGTCTTGCCCCTGATATCTCACCAGGTGTTACAGGACCATTGTAATTATCTCTCATCTTGACCTCCTGTCATATTAGGAATTATATCATCTGATAGAATCTCGAGGAACACCTCTCTTTCCTTAAATGACAACCTATCTGAATATTCAAACGGTACTCCATATTTTGCTAATATAAATTGCTGTCTTATTACTTCTCTGTAACTTTCTATTAAGAATTTCTTAAACTCATCATCTACATCATCCTTATTCATTAGGACGAAAAAACTCTGGTGCTAGAATTGCACCGACCTCCTGAGCCTCATGACACTTTTTACAGATAAACACAACATTATTATCTACACCAAATGATGTAGCAGCTTCGTTTGATTGTTTTCTTAATTTATTATAATCTCTCATTGATAAGTTTGTTAAGAACTTTTCAGTTTTAACATCACTTTCACATGGCTCACCATCAATCTCTTCAACTAGAGCCATTAATCTTTGCATGAATTCATATCCTTCAGCATCTACTATATTATTTTTTAATATATCTTTTGTTATTTTTCTATCTAGTGCTCTTATTTGTCCTTCAGTCATAAGTCTTAGTTTTAACTTATGTTTTGAATCTGGCAATACTACTTGAAGCAATTCTTCTACATAATCTGGATCTAATGTCTTTAGTCCGAAGTCTGTAATATCTACTTCAACTATTTGTCTTGTTCCACATTCAGGACAAACAGATTCTTGTTTGTATTTTTCACCAAATGTTATATTTCTTATAGCATAAAGCAAATATACAATATCAGCAGGTGCTACTTTATTTATATCTAATTTAGGGTCTACTACACACGCTTCAACAATATCAGTAACAAAGTTACCATCGTGAGATGTGTAAATAATCTTTTCTTCAGCAGTAGTCATTCTTCTGATTCTTACTTTAGTTGGACCACCAAAGTATCCAGCGGAAGGTAAAGTCACTTCTTGAGTGAATATATCTGCAGTTGCTCTTCTTTGTTGTTTTAATGCTTCAGCTAACTCTTCTTTAGTTAAAGCTCTATCTTCTGGATTATCAATTCCAGATTGTTTTACTCCAATTTCACTTGGATTTAAAGGTTTCTTAACCTCTTCTTCAGTAACACTAGATGCTACATTAGTAGTTACACTACCATCAGTAATTTTAATTTCTTCATTCATAATTTCTTTCTCCTAACTTAATCCTCAATTTCTGTTTTTGTTATGATAAACTTAATCAATGTTAATTCTTCTTTAGATTCTTCAGAGAATGCAAAGAATGGATCCATTGTAAGTTTAACATTATATGGCGCTGCTACACTTTTTGCAGTAATGAAAGACTTTACTGCTTGGTTTACTGCTCCCGCACCTAAGCAAGATAATTCAATATAGTTTTCATCTTTTAGATTAAACCAAATTGCTTCAGCAAGCTTTTTAGAGTCAGTAGACGTACTTACTTTAAATTTCTGCATAATTTCTCCTTACCTTTCTGTATTAATATATAATGCACACAAAAAGGAGATATTATCAACTATCTCCTTGTATCATTACAATATGCTAATTTAAAAAGAAAAAGACCTATTTCTAGGTCTTTTAATTAATCATCTAGGTTAGTTTCAGGTAATAGATCTGGATAAGCTCTATCATATTCAAATGTCATATTAATTTGAACAAATCCTGGTGAACTATAAGATAAATCAGTATAACTTAATGCACTAATCCATACACCTTCATATACCCATCTACGATATGTTTTACCATTAGGTGAGAATACATCACAGAATACAGTAGTAGAATAATCTTCTTTATATCCACGAGTACCGTTACGAAGGTCATTAATTGTAGCACACCAACTCTCTAGTATCATAGCTGCATCATAATCAATAACATCTTTAAATACTGCTGAACCAGAACCAAATGTAGTTCTTCCTGCTACTTTAACAGTAGAGTTGAACCAGTTAAGGTTTACTACTTCAGTAGATTTAGATGGTAATTGCCATGAATCAGTTAATAGATAGAAATCATTAGGTACTAAATCAGATTTGAATGTGATTAAGAAGTGTTCAGCACCTTGTGCTTGGAACTTTCTAAGATTTAAGTGATCTGCTTTTAATTCAGGTCTTAAAGTTGCTTTAACATTTCCATTTAATTCTTTATTAGCCATAACTTACCTCCTAATTATTGTTCTCTCGTAACACTGAAGTTTATAATTACTTCTTCAGCAACACCAGTCTTTTGAACAACTACAGTACCAATTAATTTGTTTTCTGCAACTGTTTCTGGAGTGTTGTTAGTTGAGTCCATAACTACTGAGAAATTAGAAGTAATTACTTGAGCATATTGTAATGGTTCAAGTATTGCTCTAGCATCCAAAGTCCATCTTGCAAATGTTGTTTCAACTATTTGTTCAAATAGATATGGTTGAGATATAATATCTAATTGTTTAACGATATAATCTATTAAAGCAGAACCATCAATTCTTGATGAATATACATTATCAATAGCTGTAGTTTTTTGTCCCCAAAGAACATATCCTCTTGTAGATTTAAATTCAATTGGGTTAATAGGTACATCATCATTATATAATATTGATAAATCATCATAAGTCCAGTTGTGACGTAACTTAGTAACAGCATTTAATGAAGCTCTATTTATACCAGCAGGTGCTAGGTAAGGACCATTAAGATATGTTGCACCAAATGCAAATAATGCAGCTACGTTAGATGGTACAGCAATAGTTTGGTCTGATAAATAAAGTTTGTCTAGATAACATACTAAGTGTTGTGATGCAGGATAATTTGATACAATATTTTCAATTACTGTATAATCTCCTTCATCTGAACTTGGTGCAACTAGAACGAAGAATCTTCTTTCATCAGCAATTCTTACTGCATACTCAATATTATCTAAGTTTTCAAACTCAGGGAATATTAATGCATTTATATCAATTTGTACAGTGTTGTATAAATCTATTTGTGCTTGAATTACTTCATTATCAATAGCAGCAGTATTTCCAGAAATACCTCCACCAATTACAGCTCCAATGTAAGTAATTACACTTCCTTCTTTTACTGGTGTAAATGTAGGAATAGCATCTTCGATTGTTTTATTCTTGAATTCATTTGTTATTTCAAGATTTAATTCTAGTTCATTAAATCTCTCTGCTAAGATATCTAAATGACTAGATAATGTAACAGCATCTAATGTAGATAAGTCAACATTTGGGATATTTCTTGTTCTGTATGTTTCACCAAACAATGTAGTTTCTAAATATAGAACTTTAGTATCTGTCTTGTAAACTAATCTTACTTCAACACCATTAAGTTGTTCAGTTTTGTATACTGTTTTTACTGAGAATACTTTAGTTTCTACTCCACCTTCTACATCAGGAGTGAATACACATTCTCCTTCACCTTGAAGTGCAGTTGAATCAGCAACTCTGGTAACGTAAATACGTTGATATTGTCTTAAGTATTCACCAATACCATAAGCAACTGGTGTATCTGCAGTAGGAGTACCAAACTTTTTAACAAAATCATCATATGTAGTTACAATTTCAGCAGTCTTTTCAGGTCCTGACATTGTTCTCATAATGATTGCTGGTGTAAATGTAATAGGTATATTATTAACTAAAGGTACCTCATTTACGTTTACGACTACTCTAGGTAACATTATTTTCCTCCTTTTATGTCTTCATCTGACACGTCTAAATCAATTGATTCCTCCAAAACATTGAACCAGTTTCTACTTCTGTAAACAGCAGCATGAGCCTTTACGTCCAATGTAAACCTATAAAGTTTCCCTTCACTTTCAACTTGAGGTAAATCAGAGTTATCAGTAAAAGATTCTGGTGGTACTAGTGATAAAATAAATTCATTTCCGTAGTATTTTATCTTTACCTCTTGTTGGTTATACAACCAGAAAAGAAGTTCTTGTACTACTTGCAATCCCTCACTTCGTGACAATGCCCAGATATCAACCTGATAATCTATATCAATATATAAGGTAGTTATGTTTTTAGACATGAACACTGACCTACCCCTTGTCTGCATAGTGTCCTTGTCTTTAACCTGTATAAAATCATCCACAACTGGTCCAATATTATATTGCGGAAATGAGTTTTGGTCTGACAAAGTATAACTTGGATATGGATAAACAGAAATAAATGGATATGTAACATTATCCTCTGTTTGGTTTACTGCTAACTTATAAGCATAACCATCGGGTGCAATTATTACATCTCCAGCAAATGCCTGTTTAATCAACATCTTTACTGCTTCATCATATCTTTCTAGGTGAGGACACTTTTCTAGGTCTAGTACTTTAGTGTCTTCATTTAATCTAACAACTTCTCTACCAGCCATAATTAACCCTCAATTCTAGAAGACCAAGCTTCTTCTCTTCTGAAATACTTGTTTTCTAACATTGGATCTGCCTGAGTTTCTACCTCTTTAACATTTTCTTTTAGCTTATCCCAATCTTTTACTAAATTAAGAACAGCCATATTTAATTCTAAATCGGTAGCTACTGCCCAAACCTTAAATCTCTTATTGTTATAATCACCTTCAGTTATAGACTTTTTAGAAGTTATTTCTAGAAGACATCCTTCCATATACTCTACAGGTCTATTATCTGTATCATGATATGTACAATATGCAATTAAAGGCTTGTTTTTATTGTCATTATCAAACCAACCATATTTAGATATCGTTGATATCTCTGGATTTGCATCCAAAGTATAGTTGATTTCAACAGGTTCCTTATAAATATATTCAGCATCTGTATTATGCCACTTTTCTTGGTCTACTTGGTATAATTTAGCTACTCTACCATGTAATCCAGTAGCTTCTACAAATTGCTCTCTTATGAATTCTAATTCATCTTCAGTAGGTAATAGTGAACCAATATTATTCACTTTCACTTGGTTGTTCATTGATAACCTCCTCAGTAGGAGTTATAACAGTTTCTTCTATAGCAACAGAGACACTAGGTTCCTCAACTACAGGTTCTTGTACCTCTTCAACAGTTTCTTCTGCAACTACAGGTTCAACTGGCTCTTCTACTTTAGGTTCTTCAACAACAGGTTCAACTTTCTTAGATTGTTTTCCTCTTCTACTCATCTTATCTTTTAATAAATCAGAAGCAGTTTTTCCACTCTTATAGTCAAAAGTTTCAAAGCATCCATAGAAAGTATCAACATATGTGAAGTACATTCCTTTCTTATTAAGTTGGTCTCTTAACTTTGTTAGTTCTTCTAATGGTATATTTTTAATACCATACATTTTAGAACCATCAAAGTTAATTTCTAAAGCTCCAATCTTAATAGTATTTTCTTTTGAAGAGGTTATAACTATATTATATTTTTCTTTTGCCATAGTTATACTCCTTTAACTCTTTTAACTGTTCTTTAGTAAGGAGAACCTTCTCGTCTGATTCTGTTATAAATTCATAACCAGTCTTAGTAGGTTTGATATATTTAAGCTTAACAGCTTTATCTCCTTCTTCCTTAATAAAGATTTTACCCTTTACGTAGGGACTTCCTTGATAAAGTAACATCTTAATACCTCCTTACAATACAAAGAATGTTCCAATTCTACTGTCTTCTAATGCTTGTTTCTCTTGGTTTCCTTCTTGTAATATTGCATCACCATCAATTTGATATTGAGAATTAGTTAGTACATATTTTGAACGCTTACGTCCTACAATTATCTTAGCAAGAGCTAAGGCATAATCTTTTGCCCAACGATACCACTCAGATTCAGGTTCTATGTCTGTTAGATTTCTTGTAGACACAATACACTTTAACACACAAGACTCTGGTTCTGAAATATACACCATTGGTGGAATATACTTCCATGTAAGATTTTGTAAGTTCTCAAACTCTCTACTCATCATTTGATATACCAAATAAGAGATATATGATTCTCTAAAAGACGAGTCATATACAATTATACCTGGTGCACCGAAGATATAAGATTGTAATCTATCCATAATGTTATTTTGAGTTTTTAAAATACCAACAATTCTTACAATATTATGAGCAGACAAATCAATTGGTCCAGGTCCTTGTACTTGGATATATCTTACTCCTGAGTAATAACCTCTCATAGCATCTAATGTATGATCAATAACTTCAGTAAGGTCTTCATCATCTAACTCTACGGAAACCTTTCCACCACCAAGCATTCTAGTGATATATTCAGATAATGTCTTTCTAGTTAACATGTAGACCTCCTTTAACTATATTAGCCTTTTAATGCTAGATAAGTTTCACAAATCTTCTTTTCTGTTTCATCTTTTGTTCTTGCAGCTATCATTTTAACTTGAGCTAACTCTAAGTCACAAAGTCTTTTTCCTTTATGAGTTCCTTTAGTTAAAACATATTCTCCAACTCTATCTTCCATAGACTTAACTGGTTCACCTTTTGATTCAGGTTGTCCTTGTGCTGTCTTTTGAATATCTTGTTTAGATGCTCCTAAATAATCAAATACTTCATTAGAGTTTTCATCTACCTTATTTAGTTGATGTTGAATTCCAATAGATCTAAGAGTTCTTAAATATTCAACCACCTTTGCATCTGCATTTTTAAGTTGAAGCTTATAGCCTCTGTACATTGTTACTTTTCCAAGTCTAGGTATCATAATATCTACAGACCCAGAAATATTTGTTGTAACCAACACATTAAAATTACCCATAATAAAACCACCTTTCCTAAAACTATAAATAAATGGGTGTTACATTATCTGTTATGTAACTAACTAAATATATAATAAAAGACAC